CGGCAAGAGTTTTTGGGAACACTAAACTCACGACCACCATGAACATAATCAGTGGAATCAGACGCGAGAGAAATAGAACAATCATCGACTTGCAATGAGCCATCAGCAACACGACAACAAAAAACAGACCGACAAGTGGCGGGAACAGGACCAACAACACAAGAGAATTTCTTAAACATATCTCTAGCGCTTGGTAAGCGAAACTTTGGGAACCTCTCATTCAAAAAATGAATACATGCAAGATCTTCACCAACAGCTTCAATTACATACGAAGATTCGGTATCAATGTTAGGCGTAACAGGTAAAACGATGTTATCCTTCTTAAGGGAACAACCTTTATTAGCAATGGATAAAGCAACATGCAAAGGACACATAGCTGACGTTTCATTTAAAGCAAGGACAGTGCCCATCAATTTGCCATCAGAACGAACAGCAGCCCAAAGATTAGAGGTAATCAAAGGAAATTGATCGTTAAAACGCTTATTTTCTGAAAATTTCTTAATAAAGCGATTATCATCAGGACTCTGAGCAACCCAAGACTCTTCAGGATAAAGTCGGAAAGCACCAGTTCGCTGACGAACCATAACGAAACGACGACCACCACGAGTGATAATTTGAGGACCTTGAGGAACAGCTTCATAAACATCGTTATCTGCATCATAAGAAAAAGTTTTGTCACCTATGGTAAAGAATGCGCCAACATAAGAACAAGCTTTCTTAGCAGCAGCAACAAGAGTCTTGGAAAGTTCAAAAGAAGCATAAGCAACGATGGCAACTGAAGCAAGGGTAACAATAGAAGAAGCGAGAAGTGGAATGATAGAAGAACTTTTATGTTCGACAGAAACATCGTCATTCGCACCAAAGCAAAGATAAGATTTACCTTCACAAAATCGAAAATAATTTTCCCCACAAAACCAGAGGAAAGTCTCTTTGCAAAAGAACAAGCAACAAGTGTCACTATGAACATTCTTAAGCCGTAAACGAATAGCACGAGCATCGAGGTTATAACAACGCTGATGAATGACTTCAAGGCGGATCTTATCATCGGCAGAAACCTCACGAACAACAACATAAGGAGCAACGTTCTGTGAAGGGTGAAAAAATAACTCAGAAGGAATAACAGGTTTTGAATGCAAAGTGTTACGATTGAAAGCACGACAATCTTTTAAATCAACATAAGAAGCACCAGCCAAACAACAAGACTCAAGGTCAGGCGAAGTAACGACGCCAGATCGACCACAGTCACAATCAAGAACTTCACGAGGAACACCATCATAAGCAGAAATGTAACAAGAAACAAATGTTCCAGGAGTAAAATCAGGCAATTTACCGTCATCGTCAGAACGAGAACAAGGCTCAGAAGGGGCAGTGGGGGGCAGAGGCAAAGTGTCATCAAAACCATCTTGCAAATCATCGTATATACCTTGAGGTTCACAAAGCATACGCCAAGATTCACTTTTGACTTTATCAGGAACAAAATTGACACAATCCATATAATCCTTAAAAACTAAGCGACGGAGATTATCCCAAGTCCATATATTGGTAGAAGCTGAAAAAGGCAAAGGAGTATCAGCAGTTGTATAAATCAAAAACTCATACAATTCATTGGGGTCAATAATGTCAGCAGCAGATAACACATTACCAGCAGGAGCGATAATGCGGCCAGCGTGTTCATCATACTTATAGGGCGCTCGAACAAAAGGAACAACGATATACTTAAGACGACGCCGTAAAGCACTAACATCGGCAATAGAACGAACATGAGGGCCAAGAGCACCTCCAATAAATTGACCTTGTTGCCAAAAATTAACATTCGTG